AAGATACCACTTGTCCTCATTATCCTTTCTCAAACAACCATCAACCCATGTGAAGATCTGGGCAATCCACTCCCTTGCTTCCTTTTGCGAAGAGTAGGTTACATTGATTCCATAACCCTGATTGTACCAATAGTTTGCTGCTGTTTGAAATGAGGTCAAATTGAAATCAGATGATTGCGATCCTGCCACTCTGAGAATATCATAAATTTTCGCTGCAGGATTGACACCATTACTCATATTGGCATATGTCAGTGGTGCTCTTGATTCAACATCAACTACAAAGTGAAAAGTCGGTACAAAAGAAACATTTTCACCAAGGAAATATTGTGGCAGCCAAATATGAGCTACCGTTTTCATTGCATTTGATTTTGTTCCAGGTTCAGTTGGATAAGTAGTCTGGGTACCATCATTGAAAATGTAAGTTACATTGTTGAGATTTTTGTTCTTATCACCAACATAAAGTTTATTGATAGTTACATCGCCATAAAGATCACCACCAAGACAAAGAGACTTCCAAAGATCCATCCAGTATTTGTATCCGGTAGTGACATCACCGCCACCGCCACCCTTGCCACCTGCTTCCTCTGTGATTGCTTCACTTCTCAAATCACCGTACCAGAGCAAATTGGTTTTGATTCGGCAACGACCTGCAACCCAGGGTACAACAGAACCTTCATCTGTAGTAGTAATCTGGAACGACTCAAGCGTGGCCGGACTCATGTCTTGACCCTCCATACTTGGCCGAAACATGATGGCAGCAATTACGCCGACAACAAGTGCTCCAATTGCTAATCCTAATCCAATGCCCATTTTATTTCTCCATGAAGCGGAAACCGCATCTGAGTTTTCTTGTCCATGTTCTTCCGAGTGGAAAGCGGGAAACACCACGGTGTTCAATCGAATGAATTGTCATTTGGCAGCGACCATCGTGCTCATCGAGAACTATTGCGCAGTGATTTGATACGTTCATTTTGGTTGTTGAGTAAACTACCAAGTCCCCTCGCATTCTAAAATCAGGGTCCTTTACCTGCTCTTCAGTAAGATTGACACAACCCAAACCGCTTGCAAGATTGTTTTTTATATGATACTCACACGATTCCAAAACAAATTCTCGTTTCGTGTGTATGTGCCAGTCCTTTGGGTAATAATCATAGTCAACACTTGTTAAGAGGCCTATGTTTAACATTGCTCCAGCTATGAACTGAGTACAGTCGGCTCCTCCGCCCTTCGAATGAGCGAGATGTCGGTATGGCGTTCCCATCCAACTGAGAAGCTCTTGTTTGAAGCGAAGCCATTGCCTATCATCATCAAAAATCGGCTTCATTTAAAACCCCACATAATTGGGTTGGAGCTTGGGATGTAGGGCATCGAAAGATGATTCCCAAAATTATTGAACTTGTTTTTGCAAGTGCCAGGTGATCCATTACATCCCGGTAGTAAATAAATATCAGAACCAATAGAAACCCTGGAGTCAAAAGGAACATGAAGCCAAATTGAATCTCCAACATGATTGATGATATATCTCGCATCATTATCATGTAGCATTTGACCACCTGTAAAATAACCATCAGCATAGAGGGCAGCACTACCAACAGAATATTGATCGGCGCTGATAGCTGTGACTTGTCCTGCTACCTGCCAAGCTACATCATCCAAACCACAATCCTCATCAAAGACTTGATGATTACAATAGGATTGGTGAACTACGTTTGGAATCCTTTGCGTAAGTGTATGCGACTGCATCTCACAAGTAGCCTGACATACATTGCCTTTGAAAGACACTCTTTGTATGTCTCCGGCGAAGATGATTCTGTACTCGTCCAGATCATCCAATACTGCTCGCCATAGCTTGACGGTTGTGCGCTCAACAGGTTGATTGGAAATATATGTTCTCAAGGTATCAATCGTTGGGGTTTGGACTGACATTGTAATCTTTCCAAACTCAGTATCAACACTAAACCCAGACCGCTTGATAGATGCCCTTGTGTATGTTACACCACGGAAGAGTAAATCCTCAGAAAACGATGTGTAGTAATCATAAATGCCGCCATACTGGAACTCATAAAGTTCCGGAGTTGCGACCATTTCTCGCTTCGTAATATTATCACTGTAGGTGGTCATGATGCTTCCTCATCATCATACTCATCAGGTAGCTCTGTGAACTTGAAAGTAAATTTCGAGACATCCCTTGTTACATGGTCCATTTTAAACTTATCATCACCAAGTCGACAGAGGAGATAACGACCAATGAGCCAATGGTTGGTGAGTGTCAAATCTCGATCAAGTGTTGAGTCAAGAACCAATGTCAATTCTTCTGTGGCACTGTTCCAATTTGCTTCATCCATTTTACGAACGAGAAGATCACCATTTTTCATGGCAATAAACAATCTCTCGTTCCCTTGGGATATCTTCTCAAAACCATTCCTGTAACACTTGATAGATGAAGATCCACTACTTGCATCTTCCTTGAGAATAAACGCTATCGCTGGGTGCTCGACCCAAAAACGATAAGATTTTCCCTTTACCTCATGCAAAAATGTGAGAAGATCAAATTCATCTTGTTTGTTATCCACCAAAAAAGAAAGAGTGAACTCTCTCGGAGCAAGATCAGTTGAACTACCAATCAACTGAGTTGTTCCTGGGAAACTAACATAATCCCTTGCCAACCCATAATTGGAACCAGGCGGATTGGCCCAATTTGGGTGTAATGGAAAATATTTTGGAGCACTTCCCATCGCTGTAATAGAATCAGCCATTCTTCTTGAACTCCTGAAATTGAAGAGTGTATACCTGATACCCCTTGTGCTCATTATTGATTTGTACAGATTGCAAGATTGAGAAAACTCCTGGATAGATCACTGTTGACCCAGGAGAAAAATTATTCTGAATGCCAGTAACAAAAGTGATCGTGGATGCTCCAACAGTATCAATTTCCTTAATCTCAACCAAATCATTTACAGTATCAATAAAGATAAGATGGGTACAATTATTGTTCAGATTGTAGTAGAGCGAGAAATCTTCCACAGGGGTAATCACATCACTTGTTATTGTGATAACAGAGCACGTCAATTGCTCATTATACAAAGGGACCACGAAAACCTTGTCATGCCCATAATGCAAATTATTGGAAAACTCAATTGACTTCAATCCCTCAACTTCATAAACCCCTTGAACGTCTCGCCAAGGCAATCTTGAAAGCGGTCTTCTCTGTTCGCGGAAATACCTGGAATTTGATCCAATCGCAGTGACAAAAGAATAGGTTGTTGCAAGTGTCTTGTTCCAGTTTGGGTTTACCTCCAACCCAATTGCTCGTATACCTGCAACATTAACAACATATGTAAAACCACCAGCAACAACTGTATAATTGCTGTTTTGAATTGGTGGCCCTTCCAGTTCAATAGTGAGAATCAATATCTCATCACCACCATGAGCAATGGTTGTGGGTAATGATGGGTACTGAAGACTCAAGCCATCGCTTTCATCGACGGTAATAGAAGACAGCACAGAAAGATTTTCACTATCAGCATTCCAAACAACAATATTTTGTGTTATCTCCTCTGTGATAAAGCCCGGATCGATCGATATTGGTGAAACATATGTTCTACCAAACAGGGTTTCAATTGCATCTCTGGTAGCATCTGACATCTCCAATATATTTGGAGATAAAGTGATTGTCCCCAACTCGTGCGGGCAATTCTCACTCAAAAGAGAAATTCCTTCGATGATAGAATCATTGGTGGTTTGCACCTCCCAATCTGTGGATACGCCTTCGACGTATTCATTCTGATCATCAAGGATAGTCTGCTCAGCAAAGTTGCTTAATTCATGAGTTGCCATGAGAAATCCCTATGCAATTTTGTAACCGTGGCCCAACCAATCAGTTGAGAAGAAATGGGGTACCACTATCCATTGATCTGTACCGCGAGTAACAATGTCTCCCCAATTCAAACCTTGATAATACAGGAGATAACTTGGAACCCAACCGATATTTCTATACTCGTCTGAGACAGGGTGCTTTCTAAAAAGAGGACTTGGAACGATTGTTCTGAAACCCGAGTAAGCATTGGCAACGAGCAATGAACCTCGATCGCACCAATCAGCAAACAACTGTTGATTGGCAGTATATCTTTGAAATGGCAGTAAATTATCAGTTTGATTTGAAGAGCCATCCATATAGTATGCCCTATCCCAAATGTAATATGGAGGATAATAAGTAGTCGATTCTGCTGAGGAAACTACCTCATACCATTCATATGAGCTGGTTGTTTGGGAATGCTGCATAAATGACAATTCTGTTTCTCCAACATACTCGGGATGAAACATCTCAGGCGTCCCAAACCAGAAAAACAAAGTAATGAGGGAGTTCACACGAGCATGTACACAAATCCTCTTCTTGTTGCCAACAAGTAGCAGTTCGGGGAATGTCGAATTGGGCATACTCATATACCCATA